GTTCCATGGGAAATGTTGGATGACGGTTCTAGTGCTTATCAAATAGCAGATGCCGCTAAGTCCATTGGCGTCGCCCGTAGTGTTTCTACACCAAAAGAATTCCACAATAATCTACGCGATGTGAACTTTACAATGGCCACGTTGCAAGAACTGCTTCCCGATATTGAAAAGTTAGCGAAGCAAGCACAGGAGGAACCAGATATTACTACAATAAAGCTCCCACCACACTTAGACGGATTTGATTTAAGTGGTCTCACAGAAGAACAAAAACAAAGCCTAATGCTTAGTGAAGTAACCCGTAAATGAAAGATATTGCAAAAATTCGTAAAACCATACATTTGCTCAAGCCGAGTGCGTTGAATGATCTTGAGAATGACTTATCCAATTTGACAGAAATTTTGGATGAGTATGACAAAATCTCGTCCGTTTCTAAGGACTTGGTTGCACTCCCCAACAAGCATTTGTCCGAGGCGTTGGCAACGCAGCCGTCTGAATACCTATTTTTTAAGCGCTGTTGCGTAAACTTGAAGGGAATATTAGATGCGCTTGAGGCAAACGTAAGGTACATGCGGGGTGTGAAATATGAGAGTATTCGCAGAGGTGAATCTCGCGAGTTGAACGATAGGGCAATTAACTCAATTATTGATGGTGATGCGGATATTCGTCAAGCGCAATTTAATGCTCTGCTGGTCAAAGATATGTACGACCGCTTTCATGCTATTGTTGAATCATATCAGCAGCGTGGATATGCGTTGAATAACATCACGAAGTCATTAGAAATATCAGCAATAGATTACCTAATACAATGAAGCAAGCATCTGTATACATTGTCGATGAAGTATATGCAACCGTTCAGGGCCTATCTGTGGGTGATATGGATGAACTTTATAACCGTCATGCTATCCATGCAAAGGGATATCGGCACAACCCCAAATTCAAGCTCGGGATATGGGACGGTCGCATTGCGTTTTTCAAGAAGCCTTTAGGTAAGACTTATGTAAAGCTGCTTCCTGAAATCATTGACTATCTTAGGATGCGTGATTATGATATCACTCTTACGGATAATCGCAAGAGCGTAGACCTTGTATGTAAGCCCGTCACTAAAGATTATTTAAAGGATATGGGGTATGATATTGAACTTGGTGAGCATCAAGTTCGAGGCATAAATGCTCTTATAGGTGAAGCGGGAGGCATCTTTGAAGGAGGCACTGGTGCAGGAAAAACGATAATGACTGCGGCTCTGGCTCATACATACGAACAGGAGCACGGGTTTAGAACAATAACTATTGTTCCAACGTCTGATCTTATTGACCAAACGTACAATGAAATGGTAGAATACGGAGTTGATGTAGGGCGCTATGGTGGTAACACAAAAGATATAGAGCACCATCACCTAGTTAGTACATGGCAGTCCTTGAATAACAACAAAGGTATCATTGGTCAATTCGAAGTTGTCATTGTGGATGAGTGCCACGGAGTGCGTGGGCAAATTCTACAAGAACTCATGAATGACCACGCAAAGAAAGCTGTTGTTCGTATGGGATTGACAGGTACTATACCTGAAGATGAAATTGACCAGATGCATGTACGAGTCACTTTGGGTGACGTTGTTGAAAAGGTAGAAGCATCCGAATTGATTGCCAGTGGTTGGCTTGCACGGCTGAAATTATACTCGTATGAATTGGTCGAAGACTTACGGGCAGAGTATCATGAATTTTGTAATGACAACCCAGAGCAGGCGGCAGACCTAACATACAACAAGTTTCGAGAAAAGTATCTTCCTGATTACCAGTCTGAAAAGAAGTTCATTCAAAAGCGCGAAGAGCGTCTAGACTTTTTGGCTAAGTTAATAAGTAAGCCAACGAAGAATACATTAGTTCTTGTCCCCAATGTAGAATTTGGTAAGAAGATTACAAAGAGGATACCCGGTGCGATTTTCTTCTACGGACAAGATTCAAAAGCAGTAAGAGCACAGATATATGATTCGTATAAAGACAACGATGATATCGTTGCCATTACAACTTTTTCGTTAGCATCAACTGGATTGAATATCAAGAGAGTGTTTAATCTATTCTTGATTGATGCGGGTAAAAGCTATGTTCAGGTTATTCAAAGTATTGGTCGAGGGTTACGCCGTGCTCACGACAAGTATACAGTAAGGGTCTATGACGTTTACAGTGATTTAAAATTCTCTAAGAGACACGGTGCTAACAGAAAAAAACATTATAAAAATAAGAACTACCCATTTAAGACAGACAAGATCGACTATCTGGGATGGTTCCAAGGAGAAAATGATTAATGGTAATTTCAGATGAAAACTCGTATCCAATATTGATTGAGAGTATTGACACACCTACTCTAACAGATTATTTTTGGGTACTGCAACTATCCATGGATGGCATGATGGATTTTACTCTACAGCCACTGAATATGTTTGAAGAACAGACCACTCGCACTCTTGAGTTTTTGATCGATGGTTATTTGATCGAAGCCCCAACAAACTGGAATATTCTGGTCTTCTCAGAAGAGACTGCACAGCTTGACGTTGCTGAAATTTCTGATTTGACACGGGCAAAGTTTACGGGTATCGTTTATCACCACAAGACTGGTAAAATAACTGCGGGTCCTATTACTGTGGTAGATTATCATGCAGAAGCTCACATTAGAAATCCGACGCTAAATAAACATACCATGTTGTGTCACCATGTGGGTCCTGATGCTTGGGTGTGTTTGGCACCAACAGACAACTATAACAAGTACCTGAAAGGCGCACTTGTTGGTGATTTAATGGTATAGTG